AGCAGCCATGCAGATCGCCGACTACCCATATATTGCGCCAGTCAGCGCCGTTGATGCGTTGATAGATGCTCATGCGATTTTCCTTCTGGCAGCGCGGCGCAACCAGCGGACATCTGCCAGGTGAGCCGTATAGTGAAAGGTGGGGATATCGGAAGGCTTAACTTCGACCTTGCGCTTGCGGCGAGCGGGAACGCGGAAGATGCCGCGATCCATTACTTTGGCGAGAAGACATTGCATAGCCATCACCCCGCAAAGCTCAGCAGCTGACTGGCGGCATTTTCAGCCTCAGCTGGCGAGTGGAATTTGCGACGCAGAATGTAGTTCCAGAGCACATTCAGCACTGATTTGTAGACGCCGTTAAACTGGCTGTCGTCCATGCTGGCGAAGGAGATCGACTTTGCGACACGACGACGGCTGCCGTCAGGCATCTGGTATTCGTCGTAAAAGCCAGCCTGAATGGTTGCCCACTCGCGGAAGGATTCGAAGTGTTTCAGCAGCGCCATATCGCGGGAACGAGAAATACCGACAGAGGAGAGATACATCTCCGCGGCGTTCTGGAGCGCAGCGCGCTGATCGAAGTCGGATGAGAGGAAGTCGATAAACCCGGATATGAGGGTGCGCTCAGCGGGCTCAATGAGGCCACCGGAAGGCGTCCAGTAGTGATAACCGAGAGTCAGAAGCTTGAAGAACTTCTTGTGGAATGCGTAATTCCTGGGCTTGCGGAACTCACCGCAAAGCAGTTGCCCCACCGGGATAAGTTGCAGGTATTCGCTGGTTCCCGGCTCTGCGGGAATCAGTACGTTTTGATAACTCTTCTCAAATTGCAGTGTTTGCGCCATGTGTCCCCACTTGGCGCCGGATAATCGTGTCAGTTGCTCAGGCTGACGAGGTAATTATCGCCCGTTACGGGGATAAAAGCAAAATGAGCATATACGATAAAAACCCCTCCGGAGAGGGGTTTGATTTCAGTTGGAGGCTTTGCGTTCTGCGGGGGATTTAGGCATCACCAACCTCCTGCGGGGCGGCTGGCAGCGGCATCCAGTGCGACGGCTCCCAATAGCAACCAAAACCATGCTCAAAATTATGTCTACCGTATACAGCAACCCTTACATCCGAGTCGCCACCTTCATGCGCTTTAGGCCTGTACACAAGCACCGCCTGCCCTTTTTCAGGCATCCGCTCGCTTACCGGAATCCATTTACCCGGCACGGTAGCGGGTTCACTGCCAGGTGACTGCTGGTTATCCGGATACGCACTTCCTTCCTGACCAGGCTCATTGCTTCCGGTGCAGGAATTTCTATGGTCATTCGCTCGCGGGCATCGCTTGTTTCCACAGTCTGGGCACACCACGAAGCGCATATCATTCAAGACCACAGGACGGCATGTGCGGCACCAACAATCCGGATTTGCCGGAGAATTGCCGGTCAGCGACTCGGCGTTTTTTGGCAATAAATCCAGAGTTGGCGCGGGATTGATGGTGGTCAGCGACTCAACGGTAACGACATCACCATTGGTAAACAGTTTACCAGCAGTGACATCGTTAACCGGAAGGTTGCCAGCCTTACTCACAAGAATGTCGATAGCTCTCTGCAGGAGCATTGCTTCAGCGAATGATATTCTATGCCCCATCTTCAGCTGGTTTCTGAGTAGCAGTAGCTTGTCTTTCATGACTTACCTCCGTTGAGCATGGCGGCGCGGCAGGCGTTCCAGCCTTCTACGTACTCGGCCTCATCCTTAACAATCGCTGTCATTTTATCCGGCACTACCGGCGCTGGCTGCGGGGCGGCGTAGACTGGCATAGTGCAAGCCTTGTTGAAATCCCTTCTTGCCAGGATATGCGGAAAACCGGCATCAAAGTCTGCTTTGCTGATGTACGCCACCGGATCGCTGTTGGCCTTGCGGCGCTCCTGTAGCTCAACACTCAGCAGAACATAACCCGGCATCCATTCGCCAACGTCAGCGATATGGGTGATTTTCACATTGATAAACTCTCCCGTTTGATGACAACTACCGCGCGGTGTCTCCATCAGGTGAAGAGTGTCGCCAACACGATAATCACGGTCATTTTTACGCAGCTCCGCGCGTTTAACGCCAGTACAGACAGCAGAGAAGAATTCAGGGTAAATTTTCAATTTGTGAGTGATTGGCTCTCTGGTTAATTTGCTGGTCATTGGTTGGCTCCCCGTGAAATTTTGTGGCCCGGCGCATAGCAACGCTGGCGGTCTTTGCTGATGCGCCAGCCAGCTTTGCGCGCCTGCTGAGAAATGTCGGTCATATTCCGGCCAATAAAATCAGCCTGCCCCTGCGGATAGATTTTCCCTGACTGACAGCCATCACAGTCGCAATACAGGTCAGCGCAAAACCCTTCAGTTATGCCCATCACTCAGTCTCCCCGGTAATTTCGCTGTAGCCGTAATTGCATTGATTCAGGAAAATATCCTTAGCTTCTGCTGCAATCTCTTCATCGGTTGCATCATCTTCAACTTCGAATATTTCCTCGAAATTTCCGCCAACAATCCCGGTCTCAATGGTCACTTTGAATTTACGCATCACTCAGCCTCCACCTTGATGCCAGCGGCAACACACGCACGATGAAACTCAAGTTTCACGCCGACCAAAATCTGTTTCCGCTCTTCAATGGCTACCTCTGCGAGATAGTCTTCGAGCATTTTGAGCTTCGGCAGCTTCACGGTGACGGTGCGGGACTCCAGCCCGGCGATGCGCTGGCGCAGTGCTGTGTTATCGTCGAACAGCTCACAGATGTGGCGATTCTGCTTGCGAACGCGATTTTCGCTTTCAGTCGTTTGCTGCTGCGCCTTCTCCAGCGCCTGCTCTGCGGTTGCGCACGCTACGGCGACCTCATGAAGCCGTGATTCTGAATTCTCCAGTGCCTCTACCAGCTCCATGGTCTCCGCCGGGGAAAGATGCTCACCGCATTCAGCATTGATTCTGGCTCTCTGCGCCAGTTCGGTGATATTAGTCATGGTTGACTCCCTAAATCTCAAAGGCCAATTGCGGCATAAAGCGGTCGCGTTCGGCGTTATAGTTGAGCGCACTGGCGCTGTTCATTGACTCGATACGCTCAACGAGTACAGCGGCTCTCGTTTCTTTGCTGGCCGGTGCATAGGCTGATTTCTGCCATGATTTATCGATACCGATATTGCGGGCCACGTTTGTGCTATCAGCTGATGACAGCGGTATATGGCGGAAAATATCGGCATTGAGCATACGTAGGCCGTGCAGTTTGCAGATCGGGTAGCCGTTCTCATCCACAACATGCCGGATTAAGTCACGCAGGCGAGCCACACAGCGGCGCGGCCGCTTTGCGTCATATTCTCCCATGCTGCCGATCGCCACGCGGGGGAACTCATTGCAGAGTTGAATAAACCGCTCGTCTGGTTCGTTCATGTGCCACACTGGCGCCCCAATGAACTTTCCGTGCGGCCACTCTGCAATCAGCGCATCGTTTTCTTCGCTACTACCGCCGATAACGTCCGGGATAATGGCGAATGAGAACCGCGGGTGATTAGCCCAACGCTCGACGAACCGGTAATACTCGTTCCAGTCCACAACTCGTTTTTTCGTCCAGAAACTGAATGCGCCGTTATCCAGAGCAAATGACTGAGTAACTTCGCTAGCCAGCGCTAATTGACCTGAGTTCGCGAAAGAGATAAATGCGTGCCGGCCTTTCCATGCCTTCAGCGCGCAGGTGTCGGGGGTTATTGGGCCTCCGTGGAAGTGGATCATTTGTCGGCCCCCTCGCTGCGGAACATCATGATTGTCAGGTCGCCTTTAGTGGCCAGGCGAACGGTAGAGCCAGGTTCCAGGCTGTTAAGCTCAAAGGCGTCATAAAACTCATTCACAGCTTTCTGGCGACGAGATTCCTTACGACGCTTGTCCCACTGCCTCAGAGCATTTTTGGTAATCCACTGGCCTGTTTTAACCATGATGTATGCCCATCCCAGAATGGCTAAACCGGTATTGAGATAAGTGGCAATGCTCATTTGGCCCCCTCGCGCAGCTGATTGGCGAATGCGTTGGCAATTGCAACGTAGTCCTGATGCCTGCCACGTGACTCAAGCTTTTTCGCGAACTTCTCAATTCCGCGCGCCTCGGCTTCGGCTACGATGCGATCGGTGGCGGGGGTTTCGGTCAATTCGCTAACCCAGTCCTGACCGAATTCTTCAGCGCACGTATTGTCGAGCTCTCGCTCTGACTGCTTCAGCTCCACATTCTCCGCAACCAGCTGCTTAAACGCTTTCGCCAGCGCCATAACCTTTGTCTCTTTGATCGACAGCTCGCCTGCGTTCTCCAGGGAGGCGATGAGCTCGTTTACTGCCTGTAGTGTGATAGTCATGCTGATGTTCTCCCGTAAACAGCCAGTACCCGCTTCATCGCCGGGCTTTGCCGACACTCGTTGAAAATCTGGTTCGTGCTCTTTCTGCCTGAAATTTCTTC